TTTCATGAAAGCGATAAAATCCTCTACAATTAACGCAATCAGAACAATTACAGCAATCAGAGCCAGCACCTTGAGATTTATCCCTGTCAGCAGCTTCCCCATATCTTTTAGGAAAGAAAGGATTTTCCCACCATTAAGAGCAACCCATACCGCCCCGGCAACAATGGCTAAAAGCTTTAGAGCTTTCTCTGCACCGCCAAGCCGGTCAACGATTCTGCCAATAAACGTAGCTAACCGGCTTAGGAAATCCATCGCCGTTCGTACACCAGACAATGCGAATTTGATAATCTTCTCAATAGTTGGCTGCAACTTTTTCAGCAAATCCATCAAAGACGTAAAACCACGCACCAGCATCTTGCCGACACTGTTACCAATTCCGGCTCCGGTCCACAGACTGTCACAAAACAGTCCCCACTGATTTCGAATATTCAGAAAGGCATCTGATAAGTTATAATCCAGATCCTCAAAGTTCTTATCAATTTCTTCAGCATTTTTGGTAAATGCATCCCGCAAATCTGATAACGAAATTTTCCCGGCGGATGCCATCTTCTGTAATCCCTCAGTCGTTGTACCCAGTTGCTTATTCAAATACCTGACGGCATCCGGAGATTTTTCGATTAACTGATTGATTGTACCGGCATCAACAGCACCTTTGGCAAAAGATTTATTCATGGCATCCTGGAGGCTCGTAATTTCTGCCTCACTTTTCTTTGCTGTTTTAAATACCTTCGTTGTCAGGCTGTTAAACTCAACAGCATCATCAACGGAGCCAAACAATCCATTGCTGTTCTGAACCAGGTTACTGACGGCGGTTGCCGTATTACCATAGGACATCCGCAGATCATTGGCCGACTGGAGAATTTTCTTCTGGATTTCATCCTGATCGCCCAACTCCTTTGTTGCATTTTTGATTTTGCCATTGATATTGTTAAACTCTTCAGCCAAAGCATTCATATTTTTCAGGGAAAAGCCAATAGCCAGGGCACCGAGTAGTTTGGTAGCTACACCTTTTATACTCTTAATGCTGTTCTCTGCCTTTTTTTCACTGGATTTGTCAACATCAAAACCAATCTTAACTATCATATCTCTCAATGTCACCTTCGCTCACTCTCCCTTCTCATATCTTCTGCCCGGCCGTTTTCAATATCAGTATCCATCTGATACAACGCATAGAGTTTCAATGCCTCATCAAGGGTGTAATATTCCTCTAACTCAAATTTAGAGGCAAGCCCCGCCTTTATGAGCAGGTACAACCGAAACTCCAAATCGCAAAACTGGGTGTGGTCGAATGTACCATATCGCTCAATCTCTGTATGGTCGCTCCCTACGCCTTTACTTTTCCAAATAGGGGTGCGACCTTCTCGAAAAAACCACTGAAATTTAGCCGGATTACCTCAAAAGCTAATAAGTACATGTCCTGGACATCGGAGCAGAAGATTTCGTTTGCCAGATCCTCATCCAAAATTTTTGCTTTTACTTCCCCGGAGTCGTCCTCAATCTCTACAGATATGTTTCTATCAGATATCAGTAGCCGCTTTAACAGCTTCTCGACCTTGTCTCCTGATATCCCGGAAAAGGCACCGGAAATATTTGGTGCCGCCTTTTCCAGATCGATGTCCATGATTTCTGTATCATCACCAATCAGGGGAATAAGGGCAGCAATTAAGGGAGTGGCTAAAGATGCCAACTCCCCGGAAATGTTCGCCGCCTTAAAAGCTCCAAACGGTTTGATATAGAAATCAGTTCCTCCTACTGTAACCGTTTTTGTTGTAGTTTGTTTCAATGCCATATTCTACCCTCCATTAATTAAACTCAAAAGAACCTTCCGCAACCGCCAACTCCCATTCCCTGTTTGCCGCTGCCTTTGCATAACCGACAGACGGCTTCTTTACCACCCACGCATTACTACCAGTAAATTTATCTTTTCCAAGCAGGTCTTTGACATTGACAGTGAAAAAGGCATCATACCCGGCCTTTAGTTTTTCGTATTGCGTGTCCAGGAATTTGTTTGTCGGTGAATTTTGTAAAACAGAAAGTTTAACATTATACACATTTGAGGGATCTACACTTACCATCACTTCTCCTGACACACCCACAACATGTGTATTTCCATCTCCTACCTGTTCGATCGTTATGAAGCTATCCTCAGCAAAACCACCTGCGATATGGCTCCCAAGTGACATCGTTACCATTTTCGGATTATATACGCCTGGTTTCATATTATCTCACCTCCTTAATAGGTTAACTGCCCGGTTATTTTTGTCACCTGAATCGCACCGGCGATCCGTGCGGAGAACTTGCAATCAGGCAGGATTCTGCTGGCCTTCTGAGTATCAGAGATATCCATTGCATTTGGTACCGTTGTTTTGTATCCGGGGACCTCATTACCGTCACTATCATACTCCGTTTCGGCGATCCCACCGGCTCTTTGCCCATCCTTCAATGACTCCTCCATCTTTCCCTGCACCGCTGTGATTCCGGCATTGGTATAGGCCAGTTTGGGATTTGCGATTTTTAGACTAAATACCTTCAGTTGCATATCATTCCGAAGCCAGTCCCTGAACCGGATAACATCGATCCATTCATTTGCAAGCACCTTCCCACCATGCGCACTTGTGATATTCTTTCCTGCGTATGTCGTAAAGTAAGTCACCTGCTTACTATCCAGCGACTTTTTCTGTGTGGCATTCAGCCTGCCTGGACTGATTGAATTAAGCTGCTTCTCCGCCCATGTCTCACTTCCCGGCTCATACCCGAAGCATTTTGCCATCAATGCCAAGGCTGCATAGCTGTTTTCCCTTGGCTGCTCATCTACGTCGGGCACATTGCCGGCATAGAGTGCAAAACTCCGATAGTATAAATTGGATACGGCCAAAGCATCATAGTCCATGACCGTGTATCCAAATAATTTATTGTTCGTTTCAGCCCACTTCTGTACATTTTCAACATCCTCCGGAACCGCCTGGAACTCGGCATCAAGAGTGATACCATACCACCCGTCATAGTCTGCAGACCGGTTCAAGGTATCATTAATATTCTCATACTGTCCTTCCTGCCGTGCCCTGGGGGCAATAAATAATTCAGCCGGCGACGGATTCTGATTAAATGCTACCGCAGACGCTATATAGGTTTCATGCTCTTCCGTAAAGCCAAACTCAAGCAAATCTTTTGCCGCAGTAATTATAATCACAGCAGGTAATGTCTCTGTCACTACACCGCCGGGCTGACTGGATATGTGCAGGATTCCACTGAAACTCTCTGCACTGGAAGCTGGTGAAGCGATTGAGATATCAATGCTTACGATATCATCCAGACTATTTCTAACGCTCATGTTTTTTCCTCCTCAATTTCTACAATTTCAATTACATAATCCTCCTGATTCCGATACATTGGGTTTCCGCCGCTATAATTTTCGCCATCAGCTCCTAATCCATATCGGCCGGATGCATCCTCCATGTAAGACACAGTAAATTCTGCATAAGCCCGGTACCGGTAGGAATTTTCATGATACAGTTCTGTCAGGTCCCTCACCGGGGGAAGCAACTGGATTGCTATATTATTCCGTCCAGCTGCTTCAAGCATGGCATCCGATTCAAGGAACTTAACAAATTCCAATAAGTCATCCTCTGCGGTGTTCTCAAAATTATCACCGGTCACTCTCCTCCCTTTGGTGTAGAGGTTTACTTCCAGGTTCGTAGTGCAGGGATAATACTTTCCTTCATCACTTTCGATGGAATGAAGATTCCTGGTGATGCTTCTGGCCTTCAACGTAACATAGGGAAACTGGGGCTTGGTCATGGACTGTTCTACCCATATAACCTTGGCATCCGTAAAAAAATGCTTTACAGTCTCATGCAGGATCTTCTTAACCTGTTTCTGATTCAGATTCCTCCCCTCCTTCCATATCTGTTGTCGGCACTTCCGTAAACGTTGCTGTATAATGCCTGAGTGGCGTATTATCACTAAGCCGGGACGATTTACATTCAAACCATACTCCATCAAAAAAGACTCTGTCAGCACGCTGCTGTTTATCAGAGTCTCTCACTAAAATAGGCTTATCGCAAAATGATTTGATTCGCTTTACGCTCTCCTGACCGTCCGGAGTAGTGATAACATCATCAGACATGGTCTGGATATCCATCCAAAAAGTAATATCCTCAAAATCATAACCAACGTACCCTTCAACAATTTTGGGGACCGAATACCGTCTTACTTTGTATGACTTCCTGAAAAAATTCATGCTCATGTCCCCCTCGGTTTGATCTTATAGTGTACCGACTGCCACATCCGACCAGTATCAATCAGAGGCTTATCGGAACCTTTTTTCTCTACTGTGTACTCTGCATTCGGATCAAAAGAACCTTCATGGATTTCCATCTGGATTAAATCCTTCTGAAACATACCGATATCTTGAAGCACCTGTTTAGCCGAACCCCCGCTCATGATCTCCTGTTTTTTCTCAGCCAGCATCTGATTGATTTCATCAATATTATTATCAATACTCTGTTTCAAAAATGGCCGGGATGGAATATGTTTATTTCCAAGTTTACTGGTAGTACCAAATTCATTCCAAGCTGCTATATCACACAGATCCGTTCCATCATCATCTACATTATCTCCACGATGGAATCCGATCTGCGCCTCCAGCTTTGCCAGCTCCTGGAGTTCTTTCATGAACCGTTTCCCTTCCGGAGTCAATGTATCACTGATAGTTACCGACATACAAATCCCTCCCCTGCGCTGACTATCGGTATGATCACCTGACGTTTCAGGGTAAGAAATTCAAGACCATATACTGTCAGAGCATATTCTGCATCCGGTTGTAGGTTGGTCTGCTGATTGGTACTGAAACTAATAGAGGACTCACCTTCTGAGAATGAATTCACCCTAAGGGAGTCCGCTATCGTTCCATTTCCGGTGTCACCGTAACCAGCCATTTTCAATTTATGTGCAGTAAGGTATGCAAGGGCACGTTCGTAAATTTTTCCAAACCGTTTCTTGCTGATCTGAACAGAGTACAATTCCATATGCTTGGCAACATCTTCATCTTGTATATACTCAAATTCTTTTGCTACCAATCGGAAAATCTCAAATGCGGTCATGGTATCACCCCTTTACTTTTTCAGTGCCGCCTTTACCTCTGCTGCCGCCTTTACCTCTGCCGCTGCCTTTACCTCTGCCGCTGCCTTCGCTTCTGCTGCTGCCTTCGCTTCTGCTGCTGCCTTCGCTTCTGCTGCTGCCTTCGCTTCTGCCGCTGCTTGTTCTGCCGCTGCTTGTTCTGCCGCTGCTTGTTCTGCTGCCAGTTCCTCCGGTGTCTTTTCCGGTTCGGTAGGCTCTCCTTTTACACTCACGAAGTTATTCTTCCTGTAAAATTCCAGAATCGGGTTACGCTCATACTCCTGGGGAATCACTCCCGTTTCCCCAGGCAGTATGGATACAGTGCCAAAACCAATGATTTTATTTGTTTTATTTGTTACTTTCATAGTCTCCTCCTTATACTCCAATCGCTATCAATGCGGACAACGGGTAATACAGAATAATACCGGCACACCGGGATTCGCAGGGAATCTTTACTTCGAGGTTTTCAGGCTGCAACGGATACTGGTAAAAATCCAGCGGAATCTCCAGGCTGAACTTATCAGGATCGTTGGTAAAGAGCAGGGCAACGCTGG